ACCAGCGTGATGGGACGGCCCGCCGTTTTGCTAGACTCATCGAACACGGGTGCGCCACTCAGGGTAAACTCAGGCGTATCTGAGCGTTCTACCACCGCCCAGTCAAATTCATCTTCCCAGATCAAGTCTCCGGGAAGATGCAGAGCGCCGAGGAGTATATCCGCCATTAGGGCGTGTAAGCCGTATCGGTAATCTCACGATAGGTGAATGGCCCAGACTGACCAGTAGGAGTTACTAGCGAACCACTCAGCGAGAATGACACGAACTTCTTGCCGGCAATGTCCAGTTCGCCTGATGGAATCAACACGGCCTCGTGGACGATGATTTCCACCTTCTTCTGGGTCGCCAGATTCTTGCCATCCAGTCGAATCTTGGCGCGGATTTCATTCTGAGTGGCGGCGATGATCTGCTTGCCACTCCGTGCGCCATAATTGTAGGAAACCCGAAGGGTATCGCCATCACCAATCGTCGGCGTGGTGGTGGGGATGAAGATCATGCCAGCCGTTGCATCCAGGGTGTAATCCGTGGTCAGTTGATAGGTGACCGGAGTCGTATCATCACTCTTGACGACGACCGATGCCACATTGCGGTTCGCCAGCTTGATCCACTTGCCCAACCGGGCAACGACGGATTCAGGACTGCCAGAAGTCACCGATCCCTGCGAATCCGCGATGTCGGACAGGGTGCCGAGCAACGCATAGTTCAGGATTTCAGCGCCGGCGTCATCCGTTTCGATGGACAGGCTGGAGACACCGGGGAACACCACGGAATCCAGAGCCTGGCCGAAGGTATCTCGCATATAGGAGATGCGATCCAGCGAATCGGCCTTACCCGGCGACAGCGAGAACTTGGTGCAGTTAATCGGGCCAACAGCACCCGTCAATGCACCGCTGACATACTGATCAAGGTAGACATTACCCGCGCAAATGAGACCACTCATGATGGAACTCCACTGAGAACGTAAGTTGTTTCAAAAGCCAGCGGGTAATACCCGTAGCCACTTTCATGATCCGGTGGCGGCGATGAGGCCGCCATCGTAAGATAGGAATAAGGGTCGCCTGGAATCCATCCCAAAAGCGACTCCACGATCAAATTGAGCACGGGGCCAGCAGCTTCTTGCGATGCTTCACCCGTCAATTGCGTGCTGGCATTCCTGACTGCCGCCACCACCACAACTTCCTCGGTGATGGCTGCCTGGCGATGGCGTTGCTCGTCCACTCGAATCCCATTTGGGATCACGATGATGGCCCGTGGAATGTTGCGTGGCATCCTCCCGATAGAATCGGCCCGCACGATCATTGTGCCTGTCCAGGTCGTCGCATCGAGGACAATGGCTGCTGCCAAACGAGCCTCCAGGCGCGCGACAATGGCATCAACCACGGCATAAGGCAGTGCGCTCATGGTCTTACCACGATGGCATCACGGTGAAGATGGCAGTAGGTTCCGTGTAGGCAATACCGCCAGATCCACCCGTCACAGGAGCCACCCAATCTGGAACAATGCGGCCATTGGCTACGCCCTTCAGCCAATCCATCGCGGCCTGATAGCGTAACGTCACCACATCTGTTAGCGCATCATCGTACAGCCGCCAGCGCACCATATCACAGAGAACACCGCGCAAGTCATCAGGAGTGGGCATCGGAACCGTCAGACTGGCCACTTTCAAGTATCCCTCCGCTGTCCGTTCCGCCCAGGCGATGGCCGAATCAATGGCATCACCATCCCGCGCTTGCAGTTGCATGACTTCTGCATTGCCAAACTCAGCAATCAGATCGTCATCAACGATGTAGGTCATACCTTCGCCCGCTTCGGTTTGGAGGGTCTAACAGAGTTACGCTCGATGGAAACGGTGGGTGATTCATCCAAAACGATAGTTGGTTTTACGACTTCCTCAATCGCTTTGGTGGACAAAAAGAGTTTTGCCCGCCCACGAGTGAGCGGACATTCGATCACTTCACCCTTCTGATACATCCTCCCGTCCAACAGAATGGAACGGGAGGCGATAAAAGACTTGCTCATCAAGCCACCGCAGTCGCGATGTAGAAACCGAGGTCAGCCGCGATCAGTTTTTGATCGAAGCAGGTGTCGATCTCGACGCGAGTCGCTTCCAGATGCTCCATGCGGAACGAACGGATGCGTTGACCCATCGCCCCACCCATCAGATTCGACCACAGGAAGGTGTAGCCCGCCGAGGGAGTCATGATGCCCGGATTCGGAGCCGCATAAACCAGCAGCGCCTTCTTGCCGCCAATAAAGGAATGCGACGCGGCAAGATTCTCATTAGCCGTATTCTCAATGGCTGACATGACTTCGACCCGCTCGACATCAAACAACGATGCCAGCGCCTTCAAGGTGACCGACGCCGGCGAACCTGGAGTCTGGCCATACTTGATGCGATCCACGATGTCAGGATGATCCGCCAACGCATCATAAACCGGCTTGCCAATGACCAGCACGTTCGGCGCGAATCCTGTGCGTTCCAGGATGGTGGTGCCGGCCTTGCGGATGTCCTCGACCGGAGTCGAGTTGGCATCATTCCATTGCAGGATGGTCGTTCCAGCCCACGAATTACCGTTGGCGACACCCGAAAAGTTGGATGTCCAGTTAGCGGCCATGTAGTTCGCCGCAAAGTTCTTCTCGCGCCGCAGCAGACCCTTCTGGGTCAGGAACACAGTGGCATCCCGCAAGGGATTAAGGACGGCATCCGAGTTCGCAATCAGATCATCCGGGACATCCCGATGGAGCGAATACTTGTTGCAGTAATAGGTCGGCGTATTGTCGAGCCGATAGCCCGCGCCCGCAGACTCCGTACCAGGAGCCCGCAGTTCCATCTCATCGCGGTTGAAGTCACCCCGATCATAGATGAAGTAGCGGTCAGACTGCTTGGGAACGGGGACGATGGGGAACACCCGGTC